ATTGCAACAAACGGCCTGCGTTCTTCTGCTCGTAAGTATTCAACGCTAAAACTGTCTTCAAGAATATTTCCAGACGTAAATAGCTGGCTAATTGTAACGCTGCCTACATCAATTTGTCCGCTTGTTTCCCCAAAAGGGATAGCAGGCACAAGGCCAAATTTCCCATCAGTTATCACAAAATTGCACAGAAAATAAGGCGCAAGTTCTGTTACAAATTGCCTTACATTTGTTTTTTCTGTTATGACGCCATTAAAGAACAACTTTTGTCTTTCTAAGAAAATCGAAGCACTTCTGAAACTTGCAGTGTCTATAAGTGGCGCATTATTTACGCTCATGCTTAAAAGGCCTCCCGTGCCAGCCATTTGATCGGTCAACAAGAAATAGACAAGATCTGTAAATAAATTACTTGGTCCGTATTCTTGTCTGTGAGTATCGCCAGCATTTTCGTAAGGGTTATTTTCGGTATCGGCATAACGAGGGTGCAAGCGTTTAACTTTTAATCCACTAGCCAACCAGCAACGCATTTGGTCTAACTGATTAAAAGCTCTGCTCGCCTTTAAAGACAGTGCTGCTGTTGTCAAATTACTGTATTGGGGCGTCGGATCGTTTGGAATAATTTCATTGACATAAACAATTTGATGCTCAGGTTCGCTTTCGTTGGATTTTTGAACTAGCTGTCTGTAAAAACTTATATCTGCGTATCCGTTGTTATGCTCAAAATTTTCTCCAGTATAAGTAGAGGTTACAACCGTGTTATCCATTCCTTCAATTTTGTACTTTGCTCCTACCGTGCGGCCAGTTACACCAAACGGGTTCTGCTCGCTTATTGTTACATTGTCATCGACTGTATCGCCTACTTGCCATCCTGCGTCGGTATTGCTTTTATTTACGCTAGCCAAAGCTATGTTAAAACCAAAGACCAAACCACTGAAATGATTTTCAAGGGTCGCAACTCTTGCTCTTAGATCAAACTGGAGTGTTTTTCCTCCTTGAGTTTTAGTTACGGTTGATGTTACTAAATCATTAACACTTAAAAGTTGGGCGTTGCCAAATTTTTCAAACAGGTAAGCTTGCCGTTCATCACCTCCTTGCCTAGGCTCAACCTGCTCAACTTTAAATTTGCAGCCTGAACCCTGCAAAACTCCACCGCTAATTCCTGGAACGTTTCTACTAAAAACATTTCTAGCCGCATACGCTCCAGAAACACCTCCTCTATTAGTTTTGTTTAAACCTCTTTTGACTTCAAACTCATGGTTTAACGGAAAGCCTGCAGTTGAACTTAGAACTTCACAACCCTCAAATGTCCAGGTTTCAAGCTGTCCGCTGTTTATATAAGCGTAATGATCTTTAGACAAAGCAGTTTTTACCCAGCTCCATTTAAGCCGGATAGAATCTGATGACCCATAGTATTCGGTAGTTTCCGTTATTTTTCTGGTCGAGCCAGAGTCCATAGCGTTGCCCGCAAGCGCAAAGTGGAGCGCATCGCTTAACCCATTTGTCGCGGTGCTAGGCGTTCCAACAAGTCCAATCCTATTAATACTGCCCGCTTGAAGCACGTCTGCAACGTTTTCTGGCGTAAAACGCTCCACCGATACTTGATTAGGCTTTGCCACTCCTTGCGAAGTGTTGACCGTTCTAGCGCCTCTTCCTAGCTCAGGATTGTCGCTAAAAAATGATTTTGTTACTACCTCACCAGGGCATTTGACAGTCAAAGTTCCCAGATTAGAAACATTGGTAGCACCTGTGCGTATATTACCCCCTTCAGTCGTAGCTTTTAGTTTAATAAACTCTTGACTTGCTTCTAGCTCTCTAAGCTCACTGCCAGGCAAAGGAATTAATTTAAACTCAAGCTCTTCCGGCTCTTCGCTAAATTGAGCTCTTATCTGAATGTAATTGTATTGAGCAACTGGCTGACTTCCAATGACGACAAAATACTGATCTAAAAAGACGAAATCACCGTCTGCATCTGCTTTCTTTACAGCAATTCGAAAAGCTGAAGCACGGGGGATATGAATATTTGCCGTTCCTGTTGTTACTGTAGTTTTGTCTAAGCCAAACTCCTCTATTTCGGCTGGAGTAGGCAACGCATTGATTGTTGCTAGCCCATTTAACCTTTGAAAAACTGTACTTTTAAGTCCAATCTCTGTAACAACGGCAGGTCTATTATTTTTAAAAGATGCAACTGCAAGCCTAGTTAATGGGTAATATTGACACCCTACACCTCTCCTGTCATCGATATAAATAGGTGCATTAACGACGCTATGCACATTTACAATTCCAACTTTTTTGCTTTGCGAAAGTGAGGTGTCAATACATTTAAGGGTGATTCTCCTTGTTGTGTTTTCCGTGCCTACTCCAAAAGGTCCGGCGCTACCACTTCTTTGAGTAACTTTCCAAAGAGTCCCAGCAATTGCAAATATTTCTCCTACTTGCATCTGTTCGTCAGCCGCAATTTCAGCATCGCGAACAAGACTATTAATATCATCAACACTTACAGCGCCGTGGTCTTTATAGACATCTTCATCAATTTTTTGGTGGCTTATCATAAATACGGCTTCATCGTCTTTGTTGACTGAAACCTCGCGGGTATAAGCGTCGCTGGTTGTTGTTACACCTTGTACACTAATTATTCCCATTCGTGGACTGTACTGACGCCCGCGACCCGATTGGTTTAACTCAAGAAGCGTAGTGCCTACTAGCTCATTTATCCTGTACGACGAACCTGCAGTTAAGTTCCTGTCATTATCCCTGGTGCGTATTATATTTTCGTCACCTACGATTTTAACTCGTTGCATAACTTTTGCCCTTTGGCTCTTTCTTGTCTCAGAAGCATCACTACTGGCTTCTGATACGTTTTCCCCAATTGGAATGACTTGATAATTTACTTTTACGCCGTTGCCATTTGCGATTGGTGCATACGCTCCAAACTCAGTTGAATTGACTGGCGAATAGGCATGGCAAAAAGCTGGGGATTCTTCCGCATTATTTGTTGGGATAAGCAGTATATCTCTATTTGCAGAACTTAAACCAGGGTTGCCGCTACCGGCACTACCTTGCGTTCCATGAACTAAATTTGATCCTTTTATTCTTGCCCCCGCAGGTGTAGTTGTAGCTTTTAACCAATAAAAAGCAAACAAATCCTCATGAACAGGATCAAGCGCATTATTGCCTAAGAAAATTCCTTCTAGTTCTGGTGGGTTAATTCCGTCGTGAGTGCCATTTGAAACGCCCTGTTCTCCAACTGCAAACATTAACAACGTAGATTGTTGCGTTCCATAGCTAAACATCCGTGACCAAACAAGCTTAGGTGTTACAAGAATTCCGCCGCCATGCTGGCCTCTACCTTCTCCTTGATACAAGCCAAAAATAATTGGAATGGGTGAGGCGTAATCAGCGAGCTCATTTAAAGTTTCAAATCCACGGGTTGGGTTAAATCTGCCTGGTCCTGTAAGACTGCCAGTGTCAAACGACGAACCTCTCTTAGGAGCCGAAGGCATTTTCGGCTTAGGCATTAACAAATAACTGACACCAGTTAAAACCAAAGAAATTGCAACATTAATAAGAGTTGTAGTTGTTGCGCTTTTTGCTGTAGTAAAAGTAACGAGTGGAATAGCTACAGCTCCTACTCCCGTTGCTTGAATGTCAGGGATATGATCGTATTCGGCAGGTCTTGTGTTTCCACGCCGCCTAACTTCAGCCGCAAAAAGTTGATACTCTTCTTCTGTAATTCCAATCGTCTGGATTAACTCTCTTTCGTACGGAAGCAGTGGTACTTTGTGAACAGAAGGACCGAAGACCATTGCACCTTTTCGGTTTTTGGCTGAATATAAAGAATGCCCTTTTGCCATGTCACTGCGAAAGTCCAAGAGTTCTCCGCTAGCAGCAGAATGTCTCCATCATACTCAGGCTTCTTAATCCGAAAACCCCAGTTCAGCAAATCACGCGACACCTCCCACTTGCTTGCTTCGTACCAGGACTGTTTAAACGGTGGCGGTTTAATGCCGATATGCTCTAAAGCTTTGTAGCAAAGGTGAATGCAGTCAATGCTGCCATCGCTACCGTCAGCGCCAAGCCGATACGGCATCCCAATAAGATCAGCGCAACCGGACATTATTGCTAATTGGCAGATTACCTACATTTGATTTATTTAACGTGCGTCGTGGCACATCCGTCCCAACAGCATCTAAAACCGTGCTTAGCTCAAGATTGAGTGATACGTTGTCCCACTGACCGCTAGTCACTTGACCAACATAGCTATGCACAATAGTGTTTACCGTCGATAAACCTGTATCAGGGTCAGGGTCTTCAATGATCAACACATCGACTTCCATTATCCAACCATCGTTGACTGCGTTAATGCCCCAGCTACGAGACAAAGTGTTGTTTGGGAAAACCAACGTTGCTTCTAATCCGTCACCAGTGCGATTGACTGTTACGCCTGAAAAAGCAAACGGAACAAAGTTGTATCGTGTCCCAGGAGTAACAGGTGCTTGACGATCAGAAGCACTTGCGTGCGTAATTTGCTTGCCGATAAAGAAATTTTGGAAACGGTATCGCATTGTATTTGCTGCTTTTATGCGTAACGCATGGCCAAAAGCAAAACTTGTCATAGACCTAACCTCTTACGAGTGCCACCGCTCATTTGTAATCGTTT